CCTCCGCGAGCAGCTTGTTTGCGACGAGCATCGGCGCGAGCCGGTCCCACTCCCGGACGGCGTGAGCGTTCGGGAGCCAATCCGGCGCGCGCGGCGTCTCCGCGAGGAGCGGGAGCTCCGCGCCGGCTGGCGTCTCGCGATCGGCGCGAGTCGTCCCGGCGATCACCTTCAGGTTGTTCGGTCTGCGCGGAGGTCCCGGCATCGTAAAACTCGGTTTCCAAACTCGACGGCGCGAAAAAACGACCTGGGCGTCGGTCTAGGTCGCGCCGGCCTAGACTTTCGCACCCCCCTCCCCGGTCGGTCCGCGTCGCGGACGGGCGAACCCCTGATCGCGGGCCGTCCGGGCCGAGTGGCAGGGCTTGCAGAGCGCGCGGAGGTTCGCCGGCTCGTTGTTCCGGCTGTCCCCGTCGATATGGTCGACCTCGGTCGCGACCGTAGTCCGGCCGGCCTCGGTACAGAATCTGCAGAGCGGCTCGCGTATCAGCGCGGCAGGGCGTATGCGGCTCTGCCACGCGTAGTCGTAGCCTCGGGCCGTGCTCGAGCCTCGTCGGCTATCCGACCGTCTCGCAGCCTCTCGCACGTGCGCGGCGCAGTAGCCTATCGGGCCGGTCACGAGGGCGCGGCACATCGGTTCCCGGCACGGCCGGGGAGCGGCGGCGGGCATTACCCGTTGAAGGCCCGGATCGGGACGTTCCGGTTAAGCGTCTCCCCGGTCGAGAGGGTGGCCGTCGCCTCGAGCTGGTACGTCCGGCCGTGTACTAGACCGGAGACTCGGACCGTCGAGACCGCGCCGTTCACGCCCTGCGGCGTGAGCGTTACGCCCGGGATCGCGGTGTAGGCGACCGAGGCGAGCGTCGCGTTGCCGAGGTCGGTCCACTCGATCGAGACGTTTGCGCTATCGGACGGGTCGAGGGTGATCATCAGTGCACAATCTCCGTTCTTCCGCGTCCGCTTGCCGTCGCGCGGCGTCGGCCGCTAACCGTCGCGCCCGAGACCGACCCGCTAACACGCGCAAGGCGGTACGCGCCCGGCTCGTATGGGATCGTTTGCCCGGACGCCTCGAGCGTTAGCTCGCCGAGGGTCGCCGTCAGGCTACCGCGTAGCGCGAGGCTACCGGCCGCGGAGAGGGTCAAGGCGTCGAGGGCGACCGAGGCCGCGCCCGTAATCGGGAGCCGCCCGGTAGCGTTTAGCGTCAGCGCGCCGAGGGTCTGGTCGAGCTGCCCTCGGATCTCTGTGCGTCCGGTCGAGTTAGCTGTCAGCGTCCCGAGCGTTACCGCGAGCGTGCCGCGAATCTCGAGCCGGCCTTGCGCGTCGAGCGTCAGGCTGCCGAGCGTCGCGGCGAGCGCGCCCGAGTTCCCGCTCGAGAGCTGGCCGGCGGCGGTTAGGGTCAGCGCGCCGAGCGTACTGCCGAGCGTTCCGCGGATCTCGAGCCGCCCGGTCGCGTCGGCGGTTAGCGCGCCGAGCGTCGCGTTAAGCGACCCGGTGATGCCGCCGCCGAGCGACCCGGAGGCCGAGAGCGTTAGCGCGCCGAGCGTAACGTCGAGCGCGCCGATGATCTCCCGGACGCCTTGCTGCGCCTGACCGTCGCCGGCCTGAAATCGGGCGGCAAACGGTAGCGCGGTCGAGAGCCGCGCGCCCGCGAGAGCTCCGCCTGCGCGGAACCCCTGGACCGCTCCGGCCGTACCGGACGCGCGCACGAGCTGCGCGGATGCGCCGCCCGCGAGCAGAGCCATTTAGGCCACCGTCAGCTTGGCGTACAGGTCGACGCCGCCGGGCAGCGAGCCCGATGGCACGAAGCGACGACGACGGCCGACGGAATCGGAGCCGATGCCGGAGTCCCACGCAGAGCCGTTCCAGTATTCGAACACGCCGTTGGTGCTGCCCGAGCTCGACTGCGTAAGGACGAGCGCGTCCGTGTCCGCGCGGTAGATGTTAATCGTGTGCACGCCGGGCGTCGCGCCAAAGAGCGCGGTCTGAACCCACGCGAAGGTGCCGTTGCCCGCGTTAAAGTCGCCGAAATTCCAGCGGTACTGCGAGGGCAGCGCGTCGTCGGTCTCGTAGACGAGCGCGAGCGAAAGGATGCGCGCCGGGAGCATGACGACGCCCGCGGTGCGGAACTGGAAGGCGAACTGGATTGCGCTCGGCGTTCCGAGGCCGGAGAGATCGCCGTCCGCGGAGACGTCGGTCCACGCGCCCGAGTTGTCGTCGATGCCCGACGTGCGCACCTGCACGCGGTAGGCGTCAGGCGCGACGCCCATCGTATGGTCGCCGAGGTTGGCGACGTTGTTCGTGACGACCCGGTAGAGCTTGGCCGGCGTCGCGCCGAGGTTGATCTTCGGGCAGACGATCCGGTTGTTCACGTCCGCCTGGAAGTCGAGGTCGGCGGCGAGCGGGTACGCGGTCAAGGCGTTGGCGGTTGTGGCCGTAGCGCCGCTGAACAGCCAGAACAGCCAGCCATCCTCGACCCAAACGAAAGGCACGGTCGAGCCGTTGAGCGAGTGCACCCAGACAGGGCTGTCCGTGTCGCGCAGCGACGACGGGAGCTGGCTCGCGGCGCACATAGCGCGGCGATCGAACTGCTGCCCGCCCGTGTAGTAGTCGGTGACGTAGAGCGACGTGCTTTGGCCCGACGTCGTGGCGATGACGAGCTTGTCAAGCGATCCGGCGACGTCCAGCGAGATGAACGGCGTCGAGCCGCTGGCCGAGTTGGTGTTCGTGCCGCCCGGCGGCACCTCGGACATCGAGTCAGCGACGAACGTTGTGCTCGCCGCGACGATGGCCGAGAGCGGCGCGCGAAGGATGCGGGTAGTCGTGAACAGATACAGGGACGGCACCGAAGCGCCCGGGCCGTGGTTGAGGGTCGCCACGCGGCCGTTGTTCGACTGCGACACGTTGCCCGCTACAGTCTGGCCGCCGGTGATCACCATGTCGGCGCCGCTCAACGTCGCAGCGCCAGCGGTTAACGTCAGCGCCGCGCGGATGTTGTACCGATAGATCGAGAGCGTCGTCGACGCGCCGTTGGTCGAGTAGACGTACTGTTGCGTCCACGAGTCGCGGTCGTTGAGCGCGCAGCCGCCGATGGTCGTGTTCGTGATCGTCGCGGCGTCCTTGAGCCAGTAGGTCGCCTTGATCTTGTCGACCGTGGTCGCCGCCGGGATCGCCGTCGCCGGGTTCTGGAAGTCCTCGAAGCGCAGGCCCTTGGTGACGAACAGGCCACCGTTGCCGGCGGTTGCGTTCGTGGTCGCCTGGACGAGCATCAGGTCCTGGATCACGTAAGGCGTGCCGGCCGCGATGGTGCCGGCTCCGGCCGTCAGCGTGATGCCGGTGTCCGAGCCGATCGCGGCGATCTGGTACCACGTCGTGATCTGCTGCGGGTCCGTCGAGCCGAAGCCGATGCGCGAGCCGACCGAGAGGCCGGTGTTCCACGCAGTCCCCGATCCGGTGACGGCAGTACCCGAGACGCCGACGGTGCCGGTCGTGTAATTCTCGAGGATGGCGCGCAGGCCGCGGACAGTGTGAGCCGTGGCCGTCGGGAAGGTCAGCGTGACCGCACCGGCGAGCGTGTAGGTGTTGGTCGACGGCACCCAGGTCCAGAGCTGAACGCGTCGAGTCGCGGCGGCGGTCGCCACGTCGGAGCCGAAGATCCAGAACAGGTCGTCGGCGATCTTGACCGGGTGGACGAAGGCCGACGGGATGGCGAGCGACGATTCGCCGAAGTTTGCCACGCCGAGCGGCGCCGGTCCGATGAACTTGTCGACCGCGGACGCGCCGAGGTTGAACTGCCCGGTGTGCTTGCCGCGGTTGATCTTCGTCGCGTCGTACGCGCCGCCGATTGCGACCTGCGAGAGCGATCCGTTAAACAGTTGTTCGATTGCGGCCTTCATTCCAAAACCTCGGCAGGGTCAACTCCGGCGACCGTCGCGCCGAGAAAGGCGCAGACCGGGCCGTTGGTGTCGATCTCTCGTCGGCAGGGTACGAGCTCGAGCAGCCCGTAGGTGCCGGCCTCGGCGACGCGATAGGTGGGCGCGCCGACCACTACGTCAAGTCGCTCCACGGTGATCGTCGTCACAGGTCACTCCGTTTAGCCGTTCGCGTCCGTTAGCGTGAAGCCGGTGATGCTGAACTGCTGGCCGGCGGTAAACGTTACCGAGTCGACGGTGAGGTCGCCGCCGCCGGCGGTAAGCGTTACCGTACCCTGCACGTGGCAGGTCGTCCCGCTCGAGTCGTAGAGGCGGAAGTGCGCGGCCGTGCCGGAGGCGTCGGCGGAGGCGTCCTGCCACGTTCCGGAGAGCGACTTGCTTCCGCCGGAGGCCGCGGCCATCCAGTCCGAAGGGAGGTTAAGCGTCGCGAGCACCGAGCCGGCGTCGGCCGCGGCGCAATTCGCCGGAGCCGCGCCAGAGCGGATGCGGAGGATCGCGCCCGTTCCGATAGCGGTCTCGATGGCGTCGAGCCGCGCGTTGCGGACGGCGGTGGAAAGCTGAACGGCCATGCTCCGAGCTCCTAAAACGAAAAAGGCCCGCGCGAGGCGGGCCGAGTAGGTTCTCCGAGGCGCGGAGCCCCGAGTCAATCGGAAAATAGCGTCTAGACGTCCGGGATGTAAAGAGCTCGACGTGCGATAGAGTCTAGACGGAGATCCCGCGCCCGCGGAGGAGCCCGCGGATGTACCAGAGCGCGGCCCGCCAGTGCGTGTAGAGCGCGCTCCGACTGATCCCGAGCCGGCGCGCCTTGACCTGCGACGGCGAATTCGACTTGTACCACGTCGCGAGCAGGAGCCGCGTCCGCTCGGGCGAGTCGAGGACCGCGCGGTCGACGATGATCATCACCTCGTCGTTCGACATATCCGGCGGGCCGAGGACTACGCCGTCGTGCAGTAGCCGAAGCCGCTCGAGCGGGTGCATCCCGCCGCCGCCGGTTCCGCGCCGGCCGTCGCGAGCCCACGCGTCGAGGAGCTTATCCGTCGCGACGAGCTCCGGGTCGAGGTTAGTTTTCATCGCAGTACCTCTATGGCTCCGTCGGCGCGTTCCGCCGCACGAAGCTCGTTTCGTTCGGGATCGGCTCGATCGCGACCTCGACCTCGCCTCGAGGCCGGACCGGGCCGCGGACGACGCGGAGGTCGTCGATCCCGGAGTCGTCCTCGATCACGCCGATCGCGACGATCGCGTCGAGGAGGGCCTTCAGCGTGTTATCGAGATCCCGCCGACGAAGGTCCGGCGGGTAGGCGACGAGCGAGACGCGGAGCGGGCCGTCGAGCCGCTCGCGCGGGACCCGCTGCTCGAGGACCGCGACCGCCGCGGCGGCGCGGTAGTCGCGGCCCCTGCGACCGATCACCATCCGGCCGCGCATCACTCGCCAGTAGTGATTCACGCTCGGCGGATAGGGGAGTCGGAAGCGCAGCGGGAGGAGCATCAGAATGGGATATCGTCGTCGTCGAAGTCGGCCTTGCCCTGCTTCTCCGGCGCGGACTGCTTCGCCGGCGCGGCGCGCTCGGAGCGGCGCGTCTCGCCGCCGCCGCCGTTCCCGCCGCGGTCTCCGAGGAGCTGCAGCTCCGACGCGATGATCTCGGTCGTGTACCGGTCGACGCCGTTCTTGTCCTGCCACTTCCGCGTCCGGAGCCGCCCCTCGATGTAGACCTTCGAGCCTTTCCGGAGGTACTCCGCCGCGATCTCCGCGAGCCGGCCGAACAGGGAGATGCGGTGCCACTCGGTCTGCTCCTTGTCCTCGCCCGTCGTCTTGTCCTTCCACTTCTCCGTCGTCGCGACCGAGAGCGAGCAGGCGGCTCCGTTCGGGAGCTCTCGGAGCTCCGGGTCCTGCCCGACGTTCCCGAGGACGATGGCTTTGTTCACTCCGCGCATGATTATTTCTCCGTAGGTTGCTGTTGAAACGGCACGCCGTAGACCCGGGCGTAGAGATCGGCCCACGTCTCGCAGGGCTGGCCGGGTCTCTTTCCCGCGATCGCTCTCTCCCGGCCCTGCTCGACGATCGCCGCGCGGATTCGCTCGCGCCGCTCGTCGGCGGTCGTTACGC